GGGTGCCGTTCAACACGCAAGTCCCGCTGCAGACCGGCGGCGGCACCTACGGGTGGGTCGGCCAGGGCGCGCCGAAGCCAGTCACGAAACTGGCGCTGACGACGGCCGCGCTGCAGTTCAGCAAGGCCGCCGGGATCATCGTCATGACCGAGGAGCTGGTCAAACTGTCAACGCCGTCGGCCGAGGCGATTGTCCGGGCCGACATGATCGCCGGGATCGCGCAGTTCCTCGATACGCAGTTTATCGATCCCGCCGTGGCCCTCGTCGCCAACGTCAGCCCGGCGTCGATTACCAACGGCGCCGGCACGGCGGCGTCGAGCGACAACGCGTCGACCGATCTCTCGACGCTGCTCGCCCACTTCAGCACGGCCGGCTATCCGCTATCGTCGCTCACGCTGATCATGAGCGAGAAGAACGCGCTGGCGATGGGCATGAAGCGCGACGCGCTGGGGAACAAGGTCTTTCCGAGCATGGGAGTCGACGGGGGATCCGCCGAAGGGATCAAGATCATCGCCTCGAATGCCGCCGGCACGAATGTCATCGGCCTGTCGGGGCCCGACATCCTGTATGCCGATGAGGGCGGGATCAGCATCGATGTCTCGCGCGAGGCGTCGGTCCTGATGGACAGCGCCCCCATGAACCCGCCCGATGCGACGGCGGTCTACACCTCGCTCTGGCAGAACAACCTGGTCGGGCTGCGCGCCGAGCGGATGATCAACTGGCAGCGCGCGCGCGTCCCGGCCGTCTACTACCTGACCGACGCGGTCTACACCGTCTGAGGGCCGGTTGCGACTGTTCGGGATCGAGCTGACCCGGGCCCGCGCGCGCGCCGCGGCGGTGCCCGTGTCGGGATCCGGCCGCGGCGGCTGGTACCCGGTGATTCGCGAACCGTTCACCGGCGCCTGGCAGCAGAACGCCGAGGTCAGCGGCCAGACCGCGCTCTCCTATGCCGCGGTCTTCAGCTGTACGACCTTGATTGCGAGTGATATCGGCAAGGTCCGCTTGCGGCTCGTCGAGCGGAACGACGAGGGGATCTGGACCGAGGTCGCGGTGCCGGCGTTCTCACCGGTGCTCCGCAAGCCCAATCGCTACCAGACCATCAACAAATTCCTCGAGCAGTGGATGGTCTCGAAACTGGTCCACGGGAATACCTACGCGCTCAAGCAGCGCGACGAGCGCCGCGTCGTCACCGCGCTCTACGTGCTCGATCCGCGGAAGGTGACGCCGCTGATCGCGCCCGACGGCAGCGTCTACTACGAGCTGCAGCGCGACGACCTCGCCGGCATCGCCGAGGACACGACCGCGATCGCCGTGCCGGCGAGCGAGATCATCCATGACCTGATGGTGCCGCTGTTTCACCCGCTGGTCGGGGTGACGCCGATTTATGCGTGCGGGCAGGTCGCGCTGCAGGGCCTGAACATCCAGGACAGCTCGACGTCGTTTTTTGCCAACGGCAGCGCGCCCGGCGGCGTGATCCTGGTGCCGGGCTCGGTCGACCAGGCGACCGCCGATCGCATCAAGGAGAACTGGCAATCCAAGTACAGCGGCCCGAACGTCGGGCGCGTCGGCCTGCTCGCCGACGGCATGAAATACGAGCCGATGACCGTCAACGCCAACGACGCGCAGCTGATCGAACAGCTCAAGTGGACGACTGAAACGATCTGTGCGTGCTACCACGTCCCGGCCGCGCTGATCGACTCGAGCCATCAGCCGCCCTACGCGAACTCCGAGCCGCTGGTGCAGCAGTACTTCGCGCAGTGCCTGCAGTGCCTGATCGTCGCGCTCGAGAACGCGCTCGACGACGGGCTCGGGCTGCTCGACGTCCCCGGCCACGTCTACGGGACCGAGTTCGACATTGCCGATCTGATCTGGATGGATACCAAATCCAAGACCGACGCGGCGACGAGCGCCGTGATGGGCGGCGTCCTGTCGCCCGACGAGGCGCGCAAGCAGTACTTCGGGTTCGGGTCGGTCAAGGGCGGCGATTCGCCCTACATGCAGCAACAAATGTTTTCGCTCGCGGCGCTGGCCGAGCGCGACGCCGATGATCCGTTCAGCAAGCCCGTCGTCCCGACCGCGCCGCCGGCGGCGGCCGACGCGGAGGCGGACGACGACGAACGGTTCGCGAAATCGTTTCTCGTGGAGTTTTTCGCATGAGTGACGCACCCTCGGGCTATCTGGTCGCGCTCGCGCTCAAGGCCGCGCTCGGGCCGCTCGAGGCGCGCCTGGCGATGCTCGCGGAGAAAGTCGCGAGCCTGGAACCCCTGATCGGCACCATGCGCGAGCGCGTCGCCGTCACCGAAGCGCGCGAGCCGATCCCGGGGCCGCCGGGGCCGGCGGGCGCCGATGGCGCGAAGGGCGCCGATGGGCTGCGCTGCGATGCGCTGGTGCTCAGCCAGGACGACGCCGACGCCGGCCTGATCACGCTGGCCTATACGCAGGGCGACGCGCGGGTACCGCTCGGGACGGTGCGCCTCCCGATCACCCGCTACAGCGGCGTCTACGAGGCCGGGCGGGCGTATGTCAAGGGGGAGCAGGTCACATATCAGGGCTCGCTCTGGTGCTGCGAGGCGCCGACGCGGGAGCGCCCGGGGACCGACGGCGACGGCTGGGTACTGCAAGTCAAGCGCGGGGGCGGGCGGTAATGTCGACGCTCCTGACCCTGGCCGAGGGCAAGGCGCACTTGCGGCTGACGACGCCGCCGGGCCATGCCGACGACGCCGATCTCCAGCTAAAGCTCGACGCCGCCGAGGCCTTCGTCCTGCGGTACGTCGGCCGCTCGACGCACGGGCTCGAGGTCGTCGCCGGGTGGACCGATGCGACGACGACGCCGCCCGACGCGCGCGCGGCGATCCTGCTGATGCTGGGGCTGTACTGGCGCTTTCGCGGCGATGATCTCGACGGGGTGACGCCGGCCTTCGACGTCCAGGACGCGCCGCCGGTCGTCGTCTCATTGCTCCGGCGCTTCTGTGATCCGGTGCTGGCATGAGTGCGGGGACGCGGACGAAGTTCGTGACGCTCGACGGCCCCGGCGTGGCGGTGCCGGACCCCGACGGCGGGTTCGTGGAAGGCTGGGCGCCGCTCGACCCGCCGACGGCGTATGCGGCGATCAACCCGGCGACGGCGCGTGACCTCGAGCGCGCCGCGAGTGGCACGGTGATCACCACGGCGTCGCACCTGATCGAAATGGCGTATCACCCGGGCGTCACGACCGCGGCGCGGATTCAGTATGCCGACCCCGAGAAAGGGACGCGCACGTTTCAGATCACCAGCGTGCGGAACCCCGACGAGGCGCGGCGCGACCTGGTCATCGTCGCCGAGGAGATGCTCTAGTGGCGAAGGCCGTCCGCATCTATCTCGACGGGTTTCTCGACACCCGGCGGCAATTTCAGCAGCTGCCGCAGCAGGTCGCCGTGCAGGCGCAGAAGCACGCGACCCGGCTCGCCGAGGAGGCCGTCAGCGCGATCGGCGCCGCCTATCCGACCCGGACCGGCGACCTCGCCGCGGGGCTCAAGGTCGTGCAGGTGCCGCACCCGTGGACGGCGGCCGTCGCGCGCGTGGTCAATACGGTCTATTACGCGAAATGGTTCGAGCAGGGGACGCAGGCGCGGCACACCAAGTGGGGCGCGAATCGCGGATCGATGCCGGCGCGGCCGACGCTGATCCCGATCATGATCCGGATGCGGCGGCAGTTTTTCGAGGACGTCGCGGCGATGCTCGAGGGCTTCGGGTTCACGGTGCGCGGCCGTGTCTAGCAGCGTCGAGATCGATCGCGCGCTGGCGTCGCGGCTGCAGGGCGACGCGACCCTGGCCGGCCTGCTGCCGGGCGGCGTCTGGTGGGACGAGGCCGGCCAGGGCAAGACCGCGTTTTGCCTGCTGGTGCTCGAGAGCGCGCACGACGCCGGCCAGATGCACGCCGCCGGCGTCCCGGGGCGGGCGACCGAGGATCTGCAATACCTGGTCAAGGCCGTCACGCTCGGATCGTCGCCGTCGGCCGCGATCAGCGCCGCGGCGCGGATCGACGTGCTGCTCGAGGACAAACCCTTGACGATCACCGGCTACGGCTGCTGTAGCGTCGCGCGCGTCGAGCGGGTGCGCGGCACGGAAGTCGACGACGTGGATCCGACGATCCGCTGGCAACACCACGGCGGGCGCTATCGCGTGCTCGCCACCCCGACAGGAGCACCCACATGATTCGCGCAGGACGAAACGGGCTCGTCAAGTACGACCCGACCGGCGGGGCGACGACCGTCGCGATCGCGTCGATCAAGGCGTGGACGCTGAGCCTCGCCACCGAAAAGATCAACGTCACCTGCTTTCAGGATCAGAACCGCGTCTATATCCCCGGGATGCGCGACGTGTCCGGGACGCTCACCGGGTTCTGGAACTCGGCGGACATGACGCTGATCGAGGCGACCGAGGCGACGACCCCCGGCACCCTCGCGCTGATTCCCGATTCGACCGACGGGACGCCCGCGCATGAATTCACGGGGCTGGCGTATCTCGACGCCGAGATCAACACCGACGTCGAAGGCGCGCCCGAGCTGACCGGCACCTTCATG